GCAGTACGAATGGTGTTCCTGAGCTTGGACCCCATGCGCTGATAAGCCATGTGGACGCCAGACTCAAACTCCTCGATAAAGGAAGTGCTAATGGATGGTGTAGCCATTATACCCTCCTCGGGTTTGGTCGAGTTGATACAAGTTCGATTCTAGTCTGGTTATCCATCAGCGCAGGGTCCGAAGATTATCCATTGCTTTAGGGCCTTCTAGTACAAACAACATGTCACAATATTCTCAGCTTGTTAATTCACATTAACTGTTGCGCCGAGAGTATTGATCAAACCCTGCACGCACCTTAGCGATATATGCAGGGTCCTTCTCTTTCCAGTACTTAGGATCATTTTGCATAGACCTAAGTTCATCCAGAGAAAGAACTTCCTGAAACTCTGTTTCAGAAACCATATTGAACTGCGGCTGACCATTCAGCTCCATCAGCTCTTCAAAAAGTTGCACCATACCGGCAGATGCAGGAATGTTGGCAAAGACCTCATAGCCTTCTTGCGTCAGGCTACCCCTCGCCCAACCATCTACACGATTCAATCGATCTTCTGCATACTCACCAAGGGTCTCTGATTCCGTATTCCAATCAGGCCCACGTTGAAGATCTGCCTGTGCATATTCATTGATAAGTCCATCGAACTCATCTTGGGACAAGCCATACTCATGAGCCTTGCCCTTAAACCAGCCAAGAAGAGGATCATCATCGTCAACGGTGTACTCCATGCCCTCTGGCGCTTGAAAGTTGACATCATAGTCAGCAGGGCTGGCAGGAGCATCTTTCATTGCATCCTGATTGATCTCGTCAATAATCTGCTCACGCAAATCGTCTTTGCGCTGATAGAATCCACGCTCAAGCTCACCATAGCTTTTCGCCATGTCTTCTGGAGTCTTGAATTTCTCTGGAAGCCAATCTGGCCTGTCGGTAAATGATTCCTCAGGTTGCTCCTGCACATCTGCCTGAACCTGTGGCTGTTCTTCGACCTCTGCGGTCTCCTGAAGTTCCTCACTCATTTAGCAATCCCACTTTCTTAGTGCTTTGTTGATACGGCTATTAGGGTCGTTTCGGGTCTTAGCAGAAGTCAGTTTCTTCTTCATGCCTTTCATACGAGCGCAGAAAGATCTACGTCTTGCCGCTTTCTTTGGGCTTTTCTTTGCTTCCTTTGCCGAAACTGGGCGTTTGATATTTTTTCCCTGCCTTCGCAACGAACGCCTTCCAGCTTCGTTGAGGCCGCCCTCTGGGTTTTGTCCTTCCTTGCGCTGCCATGCCGGTGTCTTTTTCGCTCTGGGGGCCATTAGTTACCAACTTTTTTCATAGCCATCTTATGCGCTTGCGTAAAGGTTGCACCACCCATCATCTTCTTTGTCATAAAGTCCATATGGGCTTTAGTGTGATGTTTACGATGCTTTTTCATCGTTGCCTTTTGCCTATCAGTAAGCTGTTTCTTTTTATCTGCCATTACGTCCTCGCATATGTTGGCTTCTTACCGCCACCTGAAGGATTGGTTGCTCTTTTGCGCCGTGTTGCACTTTTCTTCTCAGCAGAAGACATCCTTGCAGCCTTAGACGCAGGGACACACTTTGGGTAGCCCTTCCTGCCATCGCCCATCTTGCGGCCACATGCAGGATGCTTTCCATCTTTCTTCGTAGATATGTCTACCCACTTCTCATTGAACCACTTGGTCAGGCTCATCTGTACTTGCCACCCATGCGCTTGTACTGTTGAACCAACTGGCCGCTTGCATATGCGCTAGGCCACTTCTTGACCCTTGCCTTAACAATGGCCTTTGCTCTTGCATACAGACTAGGATTTGCTGGTTTAGCCATCGCCTTGTTTCCTTCCTAGCTCACAACGCTTTTTCATAATTGCAACAACCCATCTAGCGCCTTCAGCATGGGCTAATACTTCGATATTTGTTCCAGCAGGATGTATGCTCTGTGTCGTAATGCTTTCGAGATACTGGAGAAAATCCCTGCCAATCCCAGTGCCAAAAAGACCGTAGGCCTTAGAATTAAGGTCAGCTTCAACGTCACCAGTATATCCGCGACCATCAACCGAAATCGTTCCACGTTGTTTGCTCACTACTGCCCCTGTTGTACTTGCATCAACTGTTGCAGGGTTTCTACATTACCCTGTACCTGCTTGGGATCTGCAAGCAACTCCTCCATGATCCCAAACTTCTGAGCAAGATATTGAACCACCTTTTCCTGATTGTACAGAACAGGGGTGATTTCAGGTCCAAAGGTGGAGGCGACAGTTTGCTGAAACCTGACAAAATCAGCAACGTCTTGCTGGTCCTGCGCTCGCAGCAGGGGAGAAACTGGAACGATACGCAGTTCACGCCCGTCCACCTTTGGTATGTCTAAGAGGCCTTGCTTCTTATAGATATAGACGATGCGCTCAACCAACGGCTGCAAGAACTCTTTCTGCATCCTGCCAGCAACAGCACCCATATCTCGTGCAACGTCTGCAAGACGTTCACTGACTTCGGTAGCAGAAAGTGGAGTTCTCGCATTAGGACGAGTATCCAGTTCGTCAATGAAGAGAGCCTTACGGACGTTGCGACGCATATCATCCAATACTAATTGGGCTACGTCAAACCGTCCTGGGCTTTGAAGGCTATCAATTACGCTGCCGGGGCTTCTTGGGATAAATGTACCCGGCTGAATAGTGATGTTATCAGGGTTAAACACACCATCATCGTCATAGACATAGCTGCCAGAAATAGCCATTTCGGCGTTCTCAAGGATAAGCTGCACAGTCAGGTTAAGTGTCTTGATTGCTGGCATTGCCTGTAGCACAGGACCACGGCCCCATACCTCAAAACCAGACTTAGACCAGCGTGTAGTGATCCAAGGCACAGAACCCCTGCCAGCCAAACGCTCTTTCATTAGGATGGCGTTATCTGTTTCGGAGATCAAATAGTAGGTGTACTCATCCTTAAACCTATTGGTCGCATCATACATTGTAGCTTCAACAATGCGTGTTTTGCGATTCGGATTCTTCTGCTGCTCCTTGAGCATCTTCTCTGTAAATTTAGCCTTGGGATACCGATGTTTTACTTCGGTCAGATCTGTCTGGTAGTTCCAGCGGAACCAGTCTGTCACCGTATCTTGCTTGCCGGGGAGAAGCGCAAGATTGGTGGGAGGTACAGACGTAAAGTGCAGATCACCCATAAACCGCCCCTCTTCAGCAAGGAGGTTCATGGTCCCAAGACCAAGGTCCTGTAAGCCTTCGTGCATCTCAGCATTGAAGTTAGAGTTACGCAGACCCTCATGAATAAGGTCTGTAATGCGATCAAGCTCTTCTTCTAGGGATTTGCTGCGGAGTTCGTTAGGAAACTCGGGGCCGGGTAGAAGTCGGAATGCACGACCATTCGGTGGAAAGAAGCCAAGTTGTAAACGAGAAGCAAACTTAGGAAGACCAACCACAGCAGTCTCGTCGTATATATTCTCGGTACGTCGAGCTGCTGAGCTTTCTTGAAAAAAACTCTCACGATGAGGAAGAACGTAATCATAGATTTCTTCCCACAGGTCAGACCAAGAGTTCCAGCGACCCTTCGCCTTCTTGAAGCGATCCATTACACGCTTCAACTCCTGCTTGTCAGCATTTTCTCCTGTTGGGGGTGAATGATTGCCGTCATCTACATGGGGTGCCACGCTTAGCTCCTAATCGATTTGCCAAGGTTCTTGCGACGATAACCGCCAAAACCTTCCATTTCTTCATCCTGCAACGATCTTGCGCCAAGAAGATTCTGGCGCTGCTTGCGCTCCATATCTGCCTGACGGCGCTCTTGTTCAGCTTTTGATTTTGCAAGGCGCTCTTCTTCAGCCTTACGCTGTTTAGCCAACTCTGGATCAGGTGGCGGCGGGCTGGGGGCAGACATGAATCCCATCGTCTTCTCCTTGTTCTTTGGTAAAGATGATACGGTGTTCTTTTTTAATCAATTCACAATACAGTTGATATGGCGTCAAAACCCAAGGCTTTCTAATGCCTATGATGTGCTTTACAAAACTTACGCAATAAAGCCAACGAGGAGCATAGATTGAGTTGTCTACAGCTTCTACTTCCACACAGAGACAGTTTTCAACCATGTCATAGACCAAATAGTCAGCAGCTTCCTCTGAAAGCAGCTCAAAGTTAAATCTTTGGCTGGCACACTCAAATCTAATCCACAAATCAAGCTCAGGATCGTACCTGACAGCAAATACATGCCCAAAATCGGGTCTGTGAGCAGTAAATAGTCTCCAAGTGCCAATATTATTGGCTTTTTTGAAGCAGATTATCCAATTCATGCCCTGAGACGCCTAGATTTGAAGCCATTACGCTGTCTTTGTCTCTCCAAGGGGTTTCCAACCCTCGCAACGGTTGTATGGGAAGGCCGCTTACTCCCACCGAACACTACCTTTCGACCTTCACCACCCCCTAAGAACGCATATTGGAGAGCATCGTGAATATGAGAGAACCTGTTCTTCGACGGACGTTCCTCAAACCGCTCGTTACCCATGTGGTACTGGCGCTTGTATTGGTAGCCACCCTCAAAGCCAGAGATTAGCACAGTGCAATTCGGACTGATTGCAACCGATGGATAGCCATCCACCATCCTGTTTAGGACACCATCGACAGCTTCGATGCGTATCTGTGTGTCGTTGCTTGGCGCAGGATAGGCCTGAATGCCGGCCGCTCTTAAAATCATGAAAGGCGTCTGCTCTGATGTCTGGGCCATCTGATTGCCAGCAGGATCTCCTATAAACCTGAAGTCGTGTTTGTCCCATCCGTGTCGAGTGATTTCCCTTTTGAGGACATCCGCGAACCTTCCTGCCCCCATGTCCTGCCCGATGATCTCGTGGAATACTGTCCATTTGCCCGAGTGGAGCTGTTGCGTGAAGACTGCCGACGGCGTACGGCCAAAGTCAATGCCAACGATAACCTCCCTGCCATCGATCGGCTCAATGGGTGATTGGGCAACATGAGCTTCCTTTCTGAATGACTGATAGACAGCCTTGCCGTCCATTAGGGCCTGATACTGATTTAGTACATAGACCTTAACCCAGGACGGAGCCTTGCCAAGAATAATCTTGTCATAATAGTTTGGCTGAAGGTTTTCTTTGTTTTCTCTTTTATTGTTTAGCTCGTAGCCCTCGATACTGCCGGATTGGCTTTTAATCTCCTTCATGGCACTTGGCTGCGAGAAAAACATCCAGTCATCTGGCTTAATTAGAAGAATCTTCTCTTCTTCTGCCATGTATTCAGGCGCTGGGACTTCTCCTGACATGATTCCCCACCAGTGCGTCTCGTCTGGTGCGTTCGTGTCCATGATAACGCCAAACCAAGAAGGCCCACCATCACGCATAGAGGGAAAGCGGCCCACGCGCATGGTGCAGGCGTCCACAATCGATTTAGGGATCTCTCGTGCTTCATTGATCCATACTCCTGTAAGTTCCAATGACAGCAGCTTCTTTACATCTTCCTGCTTATCCAAAGCCAAGAAGATGACCTCAAGCTCAACAGTAGTCTTATCCCCCAGACCGAAATTGACAAGATGTGTATAAGGAGGCGACCACACAAACTTGCCAATCTCGTCTGAGAACCAATCACGCCATGTTTTGATCGTAGTGGTTTTTAGCTGGGGGTTGGTATTCCTGATAACAGCCCATCTGGACCGCCTTATGCCGGAATCATTTGGCTTCTGGTTTACTGCACGGCGCATGATCTCCATGCAGCAAGTAACAGACTTGCCAGAGCCTACTGGACCCCTGATCCCCCGAACAAAAGCCTCGTCCTTCATAAAGGCTTTTGCTATGGGGCCGGGAGGTTTGTAATCAAGCTGCATTAGCCAAGAAGTATTCGTCTTTTGCGACCCGCTGCTGCCGTAGAAAGCTGAGCAAGCCTGACAGGATCGTCTCCACCAGAAGATACAGTACGGTTTGTTGCATCTTGAACCGTAGTAGAAGTAGTGGTTGCTGGCTTTGTTGCCCTTTCTCCACTATCAGATCGGCTGGTTCCGCCCATGCCATACCTAGACTCATATGCCCCAGTGTTGGGGTTCAACCGAACATTGCCTGAACCGGGGTCAAATCCCTGACGACCAGAGAATCTTCCGCTCCTGCCGACAACTCCAACAGTTAGGATTTCACCTGCTCTTGCGCCTCTGCGATCAAATGTAGTTTGAACAGGCGTGCCGCCAGCTTTAAGTTCCCTGATCTGATTATCAAGGTTTATGCGTGCAATCGGATTGCGAGTGTCATCTCTGCGAGCAGTAAGCTCTTCAATGGCAGACGCTCTCGCACCCATTGCAGACTTCGCTCTCGACATAGCCTCATATCCACTAGGCATTCTGCTTGCACGAATATCAGCTTCTGCCCTTAACGCCCTTTCTGACTTATTCATTGTGGAAGGCTTCATTGGCTGTTTGTTCAGATTCCTCTGATAGGCTTCAGCAGCTTCACGCTCTTTCTTCAGTCGAGCTGATCTTCTTTTGGTGTTTCCACCACCTTCAGCTTCAGTTTTCTCACCCATAATCGCCTCCTTGGGTTAAAATATTTTTCGACAGGTTGCTCTAGATTGATCCGTTGTGCGTGTGAATTACCGTCTATGTGGTCCGTCGCAGTTTTCTAAGGCGGTTTACACAGAGACCTACATTAGCGTTGGGACCCCTAGTCAACATTGAAGTTAATCTGCACCGCAGTGCTAGGTGTTCTCACCGCGTCCTGTCTGAATCCAGCACGATCCATCAGATCCCTTGCAGCTTCCAGCCTGACGTATTGTGACTTACTTGTCAGCAACTCTCTCATTGTCGCCATCGCTTGTGTGGCGTCCCATCCCAAAGTCAGCATAGCCAACTGCTGTCTGTACTCGATAACATGCTGTTTTCGTAGCGTATTGTACGCCCAAGCCTTGTTCCTACCCAACCTCTCTGCTGCTTCCGTCGGGTTGCAACCATCATGCAAGATTACATGCACCAACTCCGCTTGTGCATCAGTAATTTGCGGCTGTGTCGTCCGCACTTCGGGAGCGTGTTTCTCGATATCTTCCATCGGAACCACACCACCTTTGTATCGCTCTTGTTGGCTTTCGTCTGCCTTGGTCATGTTCGTGTCCTGTTGCGCTACGAGCGAGTATACACAGTCCTCTCAAAACCCTGTCAAGTCACTTGTTCTAACCCATTGTTATTGTTCCTCCACAGGTTGAGCTAAAGCTCATCTGCGGAGCCTGACCTGTATTACGTTCTTACTGTGTTGCTTTTCCCATCGTGACATTACCGCTTCGGTCATTGCATATCATTCGCCTTCGACTTCGCTCAGGCCTGACAGACTGGCGTCTGTTGGCGCATAAGTTTCGGGGCCCCTACCCCGAAACAACCGCCCTTTCATCGGGCTACCGTTCGTCGCTGTGTTTCCCTGATGTCCTGATGGGGACATCAGCGAACTCCACAGGGCGACTCTCTGTCGTGAGACACACACACACATGATTGGCCCTACGTCGTTAGATTGTCCCTTCGGGCTAACACACAAATCCCTTGCGGGAACGGCGGACGATACATTTAGTTTGGCATTCGCTTGCGCTCATGCGTTTTGTCGAATCTTGTAAAAACATTGCGGAAATCAGAATTTGCTTTTGTTTGGCCCGAGACAAGCTCGGGCAGGATCGCCAATTCGCACCCGTCTTTTGTTAGCAGCGAATTGGCGATCAGTTGCAAATCCATTTCCGTGTCGTGATGGTCATAGAAGTGACCATCACCAATGATTGACACCGCCTTTCGTGTGTTGGGCCGTTGGGGACAACGACGCAGGGAATCCTGTGTGCGTGTTTGTAAACTGGTCAAACGTAAAGGAGAAGACCATGCAACCATACAAGTTCCGTCCGGTCGATGAGTCCGAGGTCATTGCTGATACCGTCATCGCACATCATTCGTTCACAGATCTGCCTGATGTCTGGGCAGCAGACGAGGTTCGTCTGGCACTGGAGTCAGGCGATCTGCAACGTGCTGCTGACTTGGCAGAGCAGATGAGCGACTCTGATATCAACATCTTTGACTGACACAAAGCCAACATGGGGTGGGTAGGATTGCCCACCCCGCAAACGTAGAGGTGAATCATGATTACGAAGATACCGAACACCATCTGGGAGATCAGCCCTGCCGATCTTATCCGTATCCACGAGCAGCTGCTCATCAACCTTGGTGAGGAGATGACTTGTCACCACGGCGAGTGGAGCAGTTGGGAGTCTGAGCTGCGTAAGCACATCCGACGCATCACGGCTGCACTGAACGTCATGCACAACCTTGGTTGCCCTGCTGACTCGCAGAAGATGTTCAAGGAGCATCGCTGGGCAGACAAGCTGACCCAAGATGGTTGCGAGGTTCTGATAGAAGCCAGTGCCAGTTTGTTCTGGGTTAAAGGCTATCGTAACTACCTGTTTGACTGAGAGGAGAATCACATGGAAGCCCTTACTTACGATCCTAACAATGATCCGCATCCGGGTTATGACGACCTAACACCTGAGAACCTTGACCGCATCGCCAAGGCCTTGCAGAAGGATCTGCTGCCCAGCGAAGACTACCACGCTCAGTGGTGTCGTGAGCTTGCCAGCCGTCTCAAGGCTGTCATCGACATGTTCGACGACGGCAACGACGTCATCATACAGGCCAAGCTGGGCGACCAGCTGCCCCGCATGTTCGAGAAGATGCTCGACAATGTTGCCAACCGTGCCGTTCAGGTCAAGCGTGAGCGTGCCAAGGCTATCCGCAACGATGTCGGCATCGAGATCACGCAGAACACCATCGAGCAGTACGACGAGCAGCTTGAGCGCCTTCGTGTCCAGTGGTGGACAATCAACGAGGCGTTCAAGGTAGCTCGCGGCCCTGTGCATCAGCACGCCATTGACGTCAGCGGCATCAGCTTCGGCGCTTATACTCGGCTCAAGGATCTGCCCAAGGTTCAGCGGATGCGGGCTAGAAAGGGTCAGCTCACTATGGAGACGTACCAAGCCAACAAGGATGACTTCTGGACATTTGCCCGGGAGACAGGGTTGGTCGAGGCACCTACCGATCAGGATCATGGTGCAGACACAATGCGGCTTGAGTAGCTGCGTGGGGAGGGGCTTCGGCTCCTCTCCATTTTTTTGTGCGTGGGTTGTCACCCATTGGGGGATGTTCCCTCCCCCAAACCCCCTTCCGTCAGGGACGCTAGTCGCTCCCTAACGACCCTCGACGACCTGGTGCGAACTCCCTAACAGGGTGCGTGCCGGGGCAAAGGGGGCCTTCGCCTCAGTTCGCCTCAAAGGAGGATCACATGTTGTTCTTTGTTATCGCCGGTGTATTTGCCGGTCTCGCTATCCTGTTTCTTCTAGCCAAGTTCGACTTCAAAAAAGTTCTTTGGCTTGACGTTCCTATCGACATCATCTCAACATTGCTGCTTGTCGTCATGTTTGCTGGCACTTTTGCTGGCATGATGGCAGCAGTGATAGGGGGGTGCCTAATTTCTCTGACATTGCTTTTGTCAAAGAAAGCAGTGGGTTACAAGAAGCCTGTCCGTTCTGGACTTCGTTTCCGCTGGCAAGAAGTTAAGCCAAGATGATTTAGATCAGGCAGTGGGAAACAATGTTCCCTGCAACTCACTGTCTGTGGGAGCCAACAGTCCCTCGCCTGTTGGGCCTATCCACGGCAAATGTGGACGTCAACCCGGGAGAAGGCCTGCGTACCGGGGATCCGAAGAAAGCAAGCCAAACTGGTGCATATGCACTACTAACGCCTACATCCTGGGCACGATGCAAAACTGCCTCATTTCAATCATGTCCAACGTAAGGAGAATCAGACATGAATTTCGCTCAGATCACTGTATCCGGTAACATTGGTGCAGACCCAGAGATCCGTGACGTAAACGGCACAAAGGTTGCCAACTTCTCTGTCGCGGTCAACGAGAACTACACCAACAAGGCCGGTGAGAAGGTCGAAAAGACCCACTGGTATCGCTGCGAAGCGTGGGATGGTGGCAATGGCAAGGGCCTCGTCACCAACGTCATCGAGCCGTACCTCAAGAAGGGCAGCACCGTGTTCGTTCAGGGTCAGCCCATCATCGAGGAGTACGAGAAGGACGGCCAGACTCAGCGTTCCTTCAAGGTCAAGCTGGCTGGTGCTGGCTCGACGTTCCGCCTCGGTTCTCGTGGGAGCCAGTCAGAGGGTGGTAACGCCCCGGCTGGCGGGAAGGTAGACGACACCGATATCCCATTCTAATCTGAAATGGAGAGGGGCGGATTTCCTCCCCGCCTCTCTCACCAACTCTGACGTTATTATGTTCGCTGCAAAGTGGTGAAGACGTCAGGATAGTGGAGCAGGGGACGAGCGGCTGTGCTGCAATCCCCTGCCTCACGCCTCAGAGGAGAAGCCAATGAAACCATTCACAAGTGATATGACACCCAATGTGGCAGTCATGATTGCCAAGGGCATAGAGACGCCTCGATCTGATCAGGAGTTTGTTGACGCTTGGCAGTACATCCACGACACCGGCCTGTACCAACGCCTAAAAGAGCCTTGGGTAGAGGACAGGATCTCAGACATGATTCGAGAAGGGATACTGGAGCCATGAATGAACTATACATCTGCCGTGACTGTGAGACATGGCATGCCTCATACGAGGAACTCAAACACTACGACTCAACTAGCGGGGGCTTCTGCACGACATGCGGTAGCCCCGATCTTCTTGTGGAATCGGAGATGGATGATGACCAGAGAGAATTTTACATCGGGAGAAACACATGCTCAATTCAATACGACGACTCAATTTCCTGAACGACAAGACCCGCTGGATTGGCTGGTTCGTCACTGTTCACCTAGCCTTGTCGTTTCTTGTCCTGACCTTGCTCGTAGGTATGGGGATCAATCCGACACTTCTGGTAAGCGTTCTGGGCGCACCGTTATGGATTGGTGTCGCCTTCGCCAGCAAGTATTTGACAGACAAAATCATGGAGGACTGAGTTGCACAGCTCAACAACCACAATCGACTGCCACCGAATCACATGGAAGGTGGAGAACGATATGGTCTCGCTTCAGTTTTGGGACTACTGCCCCAAGTTGGGTAACGAGACTATCATCCATCAAGTAATCACCTTCAAGCCCAAGGAAGAGCGGTACTCATTCCCCATGTGCCGCTTCAAGCCAAAGGCAGGAGAGTGGAAGAACTACTTTGTCATCATGCAAACGGAGGAAAAGACCGATGCAACAGCAGATACCGCTGAAGGAACTCAAGCAGAGTCCCTACAATGTGAGGCAAGTAAAGGCCAGTAAAGAAGGTCACTGGCAGCTTGTTGCCTCAATCAGATCCAAAGGCTTGCTTCACAATCTTGTCGTCGTCAAGAATGGTAAGGGCTACAACGTCATCGATGGCGGCCGTCGCCTCGAAGCATTGCGTCAGATACACAAGGACAAGGACACGCTCGTGAACTGTGTGGTTCTTGACTCTGATGATCGTGAGGTTGGCCTGCATGCCAACATGATGCGTGAGAACATGCACCCGCTTGACGAGTGTGATGTCATCATGGCGCTTGTAGCAGATGGCAGTGAGACCTACGACTCAGTAGGAAAGCGTTTCGGTCAGACTGACAGGTGGGTTAAACAGCGTGTGGGCCTCGCTGAGCTGTCTGACAAAGCCAAGCAGATGTTCCGTGCTTATGACTTCAACATCGGCGTGGCAGAAGCTCTGACGCTTGGCGATCATGCAGCGCAGGACAAGTATCTGGACGAGAACGTCAACTATCACATCGCCTCGATCAAACACTTCATGACTCTCAAAAAGATTGAGGTCAAGCACGCTTTGTTTGATGTGAACAGGCGTCGTGACGAATTGCAGATCGAGTCAGATCTTTTCAGCGATGAAGAGTACATCACCAACATCGATGAGTTTGAAGCACGCCAAAACTTGGCCTTACTTGCAATGGTAGAGGAGTATCGTGCAAAGGGATATGCAGACGCTATCCTTCTGCGTGACTCATTCTATTGGGATGACCCTGAGTGTCGTGGTTTCACCGCTGTCTATGATGAAGATCATGAGACATACGGTATTGCTGACAAGATCCTGTGCATCCAATACAACAGCTCTCGCTTTGCTGTCACCATCCAAGAGCTTGTGATGCGTGAGACCAAGGAGCAGCAGGAAGCGCAAGAGGTTGAGGCAGAGGAAGAGGGTGAAGTAACGCCCCTTACAATGTCAAAGCCTCAAGAAGCGTTGCTTGCTGGTTACTACGCACACTTCATGAAGAACAGTATCTTCGAGAATGAGCTTGGCTACGTCAAGATCATGAAGGCTCTGCTTTGTCATCGATCCCTCGGATATACTTACAACCACACCAACCGCGTCGGTCATATCTATGCAGATCACCAGACGCTGTTCCCCAGTGAGGAGTACCCAGATGATTATGTACATCCGCTTCATGAGGCGTGTATACAGCACCATATCGATGCTGCTAGAGATGCTTTCGATGCTGACGGCACTACACCGCTCAAGTACTGCGTTGATCTCCCAGATATGGAGCTTGATAAGTTATTTGTTGCGTGCTGCCTCACGGGTCTGGGCAAGTATGATTTCTACTCTGACACGATCAAGGAAATCATCCCCGACTTTGCTTCTCTCAGCAGAGCGTCAGGTGAACGCGGATGGTTCAAGCCAGACGCCAAATGGCTGAACAAATACAAGATCAACCAGATCGAGATGCTTGAGGACTACTGCTTTGGCAAGGTGTCATCAGGACCAAAGAAAGCTCGCATTGAGGCTTTGGTAAAGTTCTTGGACAAGAATCCTGTCTTCGATCCGCTGGGTGACTGGCCGCAGTACAAACCCCAATAGGCAATCAACGATGCCTCGGCAACACCGTCCTCGCATTTGCGGGACCAGCTGCTCTCTCCCATTGGCATGAGATCAGTTGCTCGTTGCCGGGCCATATCCTTATCGCTAGGCACGCCCAGGTCTGACTTCCATTTCCTTGGAATGACGACTGTGTAGCTATAGCCAAGTGCATGCAATATGCCGATGTAGACTCCATAGCCAAAGCCAGTCTTGAAGGTGCTGGCTACACCCTGCCTCGGCATGGCCTGCTGCTGTTCGATAAAAACCATCTCAGGTTCATGTTGCACCAGCAGCTTGCATATACCTTCCATATCCAAAATTTTCTTGTTGGCTAGTTTGGATGTGGGAACACGATGGGCGTACAGCTCCAGCCCATTATAAAACGCAATGCCTCCGGTAACACCGGGGTCAATCCCGCAGATCATCATCTCGCACCTCTAATCTTATGTCGCAACCAAGGGCTTCAGCCCAACAGTACGCATTGAACAATGTTGGCTTCCTGTTGCCGATTTCCCACTTGGCTACGACACCGGGGGACACTCCAAGCATGGAATCCAAAGCGACCTGAGTTATGCCAAGATCGTATCTACGGCGTTGAAATTGCTTAATTAAATCAGAGGTAAACTGCTGTTCGCACATAGCATTAGCCCTCGATAACAAGCCAACTATATGGTAGTGTGTATTGACATTCAAGGAGTACCGTGATGAAGGCCTTCCTGCTTACCGCCGCTGATGACGGCATCAATCTTCTGTTCAATGAGTTCAGGTTCAACACATGGGAGGATATCTCTCCTGCCATTGGTTGCCGTACGTTCGATGTTGTTCGCCTCTACGAGAATGGCGACTGTGCTTACATCGATGACGAGGGTCTGTATCAGCCCAACTGGTTCTGGATTCATAAGAACTACCCCACCCCCATTGCAAACAACGCTCTCTTCTGTGGCACAGACGAGGAGGGAGAGACTGTAGACTTCAAGACGCCGCTTGAGGTTCTGAAAGAATCTATCAAGCCTGTGGGCAAGGCAGAGCTGTACTTCTACAGCCGCACCAACCCAGAAGACTATCGTCCATTCTTCTTCGATGATTTCGACAATCCATACGCATCTGGTGGCAAGAACATATCAGGCGATCAGGTAGATTGCGATTGTGATTGTGGCTATGAGGAAGTCAAAGCTGGCGAGTGCGAGTGCCACAATGAAAAGATGGATGAGATGGAGTCGAGGTGTCCGGTATGAGCAAAGATAAGTTATGGGTGTACGACACCTATCATTACTTCGAGGTTTATGCGCCAACAAGAGAAGAGGCTGATGCTCAAGCCACAGAGATTGGGTGTGAGCATGGGCTAGAGCTAGTGCTTGTTGATAACTGGCGTGAATATCAGGAGGAACATGATGCTGACTGACGCTCAACTGAAGGAACGTGCGACATACATTGGCTCATCCGATGCCAAGATCATTGCCGGTGGTGACATTGCGGAGTGGATGACTCTGATGCGCCAGAAAGCGGGAGAGGAACGTGCTAAATTCTCAAAGCAGACGCAGCTCCTTATGGACACCGGAACATACTTGGAGCCATACATCATCGACAAGTGGGCTGAAGCTGAGAAGCGGCAGGTCAACTTCCGTGGAGGTGGCAAGACTATTATCCGTAACGGTGTGCCTTTGCATTCTACCTTTGATGGGCGTGTTGTTGGCGACAACGCTCCTCTGGAGATCAAGGCACACTTCGGATTCAAGGACATGGACGAGCTTGCTGACTTCTATGCTCCTCAGTGCCAGCATCACATGCTCGTTAGCGGTACTGACAGGTGCTATCTCGTAGCCCTGTTCGGTGTTCGCTGCCGCATGGAATGGCGTATGCTCACCCTCGATCAGTCTTGGGCCAGCATGTATCTCGATAACTGTGTCAACTTCTGGAACATGTACAAGAATGGCGTTGAGGCCACTCCTATGGCAATGCCACCAGCAGATCATTCCGACATGTATGTCATCAAAGACATGCGTGACATGGATGACTTTACAGAAAACAATGAGGCTGAACTCAACATGTATGCAGCCGACATCTCTGTTGCTAAATCATCCGAGCTTGTATCTGATGCAGCCAAACAACTAATCAAAGCCAAGATGCCTGAAGGATGCAGACGCATGGACTATCCGTGTTCAGGCAACATGAAGGGTTACAAGATCTCTGTGACCCGATCACGCAGCGGCACTATCTCGTGTCGCCTCATCGAGCCAAAGGAGGATAACGATGGCTAATCACCCTAAAATCGAAAAAGGCATTCCTATACCCACTAAAGGTGGTTCTTGGGACTGGATGGATAAGCTGGGAATAGGCGATAGCTTTGTCGTTCCCGCTGGAAAAATTGCAACCATCAGGAATGCTGCTACTCGTCGTAACATGAAGATCGCCACTCGCCGTCATAGTTCTAAAGAATACCGTGTATGGAGGGTTAAATAATGCCTAGCGTATGGCAAACGCTTTCGTCTTTCGATGTATCCGAAGAGGTCAAGAAGAAGGGCAAGTTCGACTATCTGTCTTGGACTTGGGCATGGGCCTACGTCAAGCAGCACTACCCGCATGCTACTTTCGAGAAGCATATCTTTCGTGACAATCAGGACAATCCGCTGCCATTCATGCGTGACACCAAAGGT